TCACTGAATCTCCTTGGGAAAGGCAAATCGCGCGGCAATTCTGCGTTGCCACGGCTTGGTCAGGGCGCTTTCGATGACGCCATGACCGGAATAGGAATGGATAAAGCCCTGCTCGCTGGCGATGCCCAGATGTTTGGCAACAGCGCTGTCGCGCATCCGGAACAGCAGCACATCGCCTTCCTCAGGCTGCCCCATAGGCCGCGCCAACAAATGCCGCTTGGCCGCGCGCCACAGGCGTTCATCGCCCTGCGGTTCGGACCAGTCCATCGTATAGGCAGGTGGCGTTTCGGGTTCGGCCCCATAAAGCCCGCGCCACACACCGCGCAACAATCCGAGACAGTCACACCCCGCCCCAAGGGTCGAGGCCTGATGCACGTAAGGCGTCCCGATCCAGCGCCGCGCTTCTACAACAGCAGGGCTCATAGTCTGATCCAGTTCAGACCCTTGCGCTTGGATTCCCGCTGCGCATTTTTCGAAGGCTGCGAGATCATCCAATCTTCGCCGGGAATGTCTGGAAAGCCCTGAAAGTTGACGCCATTGGCAAACTTGCCGACGCAAGTGTCGAAACGCTTGTCACAGCCCACAACCAATCGAACTGTGTCACCTGCGGCCAATTCTGCACGCAGGCTTTGCCAAAGTTCTATTTCGCGCGATCCGTCAGCCAACGTGACATCGCGCTTGATGGCAACGCTCAGACCATGCGCCGCGCCGTCGACCACCTGAAAGGCACCGCGTTCGAACCACCCCGCATCATAGCCATGCAAGGCAGAAAATCGCACCTTCAATCGCTCAGGCACGTCCTGCACAACGACTGTCGCAACCATCCCCGGCGCGTCCAGATCGACACCGCAGGACCGATCCCCGAACACCGCCGTACAGGGCTTTTGATAGGCGCGCCCGATGGGACGGTTCAGCAGATCCGTCAGACCACGCAATTCTGCCTGAAACTGCCCGTCGGTGCGACGCACTTCGCCGATAAACCCGCGGAACAGCACTTTGCGTTGGCTCACGTCCGCCCAGTTCACCAGATAGGCCAGCACCTCGGCCCCGTCATAGCGACCGGCTTCAATGTCTTCCTCGCGAATAGCTGTGGACGACAAGGCCCCCAGCGCTTCGGTGTTATCAACGGCCAAGCCCGTGCCCTGTTGCAACGCCATCGCGGTCAATCCGGTCTCGGCCTTAAAGTCCACTCCGTCAAAGGACAGATCACGATCATGATCGGTAAAGCCCAGAACCTCTCCGTCATTGCGTGTGATTTTCCAGCAGCGCGACACGGTCGTATGGCCTGTGCCCAAATGCGCCTCTAGCTCTGCAACGCTCATACGCGAATCTCCACCACTGGAACGCTGGGCGCTTCCCCCGCCTGAAAATTCGCCATGCTCGTCTGGATGCGGTCCGTGTCAAAGCGGACCGGCACATCAAATTCGTACCCAGCCGAAATCACCGCCCCGTCGAACGGCGGCGCAATGAACGTCAGGACGCCCGTTTCATTATCCAATTCGAAATGCACACCTTCCGTCTGGTCCACGCCATGCACCGCCACGGTGACAGAACCAGGAACAGGCTTTTGAATCGGGCGCAAATAGGTTTGCTCACCTGAACGATAGGTCTTGGACAGTTGGAACACTGTTGCCTGTCCGTCGCCATGGGCGATCACCTGATCTTCGCGGCCAATATCCTGCGACGGCTTGCAGGATTTGAAGTCTGACCAGTCCTTCCAGCGGAAACCGTGCAACTGCCCGTGGCGTGCTTCAAAGAAAGCGATCAACGCTTCGATATCATCCAAAGACCGCATCCCGATGCCCGCGTCATAGCGACGGCGCGAATGGGCCCACGGGCTGTTGCGCTCTTCATGGCCATTGGCCAGCGTCACAATATCTGTGCGCCGTTCTGGGCCACCGTGGGACCCGAAGCTCAGCCGCGCGGGAAAGCGGATTTCGTGAAAGGACATAGGCAGACCTCCTTATCGGTTGCGCTGGCTGCGGGCCAGAACGCGGGTCATCTGGGTTGCGATCTGGCTTTGCGACCTGCGGAAGCCGTCCACATCGGGCGTCGTAATGTTGAACACGACAGTCGAAGACCCACCGCCCCCGCCACGCACGCCCAGCTTGCCGTCCGGCCCACGCGCCAAGGGCATGATCGCCTCTGGCCCGGCCTCGCCCATCAATCCGGTGCCACCCCGCATTGGAAACGTGACCGGGCCCGACACGACACCCCCATTGGCAAAGGGCATCACCCGCCCTTGGCTGAACGCCGCGCCATCCGCAAAGGGCGACATCGCACCAAAAATCTGGCCTGCGCCCGCCGTGATCATCCCGCTGAGGTGATCCGCCACCGGTTTGACCGCCGCGCGATAGGCCGTGTTGATCATGGATTGCGCCACCGTCTGCAGCGCGTCTGACAAACGCATTCCGTCCAAAACAACGCCATCAATCGCGCGGCTGACACCGCTGGACAGAGATGTGTTCAGGCGACGCGCCCCATCACTTGTGGCGTCGAACGTCGTGCGAATGCGGGACAGTTCCGTGTTGAACGCCGCCGCCATTCCTGCCGCGCCCGTCAGTGATTTCTCAAGCGCGTCGGCCTGATCATCAAGGTTTTCAAAGCTGCTCATCCGTCATCTCTCCTATCTCGTCGGGAAAGGCCGCGACCAAAGCATCAAGCCGTTCCCGACCCATCGGGCGCGGCCCTGCCTTTTGCCCCAACATCAACTCCAGCTCGGCGGGGGTCAGACGCCAGAAGTCATCCGGCTTCAGCCCCAAACGGTGCACCCCCGCCGCCAGCAATTCGGCCCATTCAAACCGCATCACGCGTAAACCCTACGCCTGATCCGGCAGGGCAAACGCCCGCACCAACAACTCGGCCGCTGCACGCGCCGCAACCAGCGGCCCGCCTTCAATCTCGACTTGCATCAAATCCTCGGCGCGGCCCTGCCAGCCCCCACCGCGCAAACCCGCGACGATCAAGGCCAGCACATCACGGGTCGATGAACGGCCAGCTTCAAAACGCTGCACAAGCGCGACCAGCGTTTCGTCACCCAGCCCCGCCTCCAGTTCCGCCAAGGCACCCAGTGTCAGCCGCATCACATGCCGCTGACCGTCCAGCACAATCGCCACCTCTCCGCGCCAGGGGTTCGCCATGATCAGACCGCCGCCGCGACGAAGCTGAGCGCACCGGCAGAGGCCAACGACATCTCATAGGTCGCCTCGCCGTTATAGGTGCCCGCATACTCCAGCGACGTGACCTGAAACGCGCCTTCGACGCGGCCAAAATCGGGAATGATCACCTGAAAATTCGGCGTCTCGCCATCAAAGAAGATCTGCCGCGCGCGTTCATCCGTATCGCCATCGCGGAACACACCCAAGCCGCTGATCGCCGCACTGCGCACACCCGCGCCGCCCAGCAGTTCACGCCACCCGCCTTCGCTTTCCAGCGATGTCACGTCCACGGCCTCGGCGTTGAAACTGACACGCGTCGCGCGCAGACCCGCCATCGTGTGGAATTGTCCGTCACCGGTCAGATCAACCTTGATCAGAAGGTCTTTACCATTCTGGGCAGCCATATCGCTCACTCCGTTTTAAATAATCAGATAAGGTCCACGCGGGCGCGGAATGTCAGATCAATCCGCCGCCCACCTGATTTGCCGCGCTTGGCGCGCGCTTTAAGAAATCGCAGAAACACCAACTGCCCGACCGCCAAGGTCAGATCGGCCTCGTGCAGGCTGTCGTTGACCGCACCGGCCGCACGTTTCGCTGTCTGGAAACCACTGGCATCGCTGATGACGCTGACGGTCAGATCGTGCCACGCGCCATTTGCGGTCACGTCCGATGCATCGCGCACCTCTTCCCCGCCCAGCGCCACGAACAACGTGGGCAAAGTGCCTGTCGGCATTTCATCGTAGATATGCGCCCCCACCAAACCGGTGACATCCGCATCACCCTGCAATTGCGCATAGATCGCCGCCTGAAGCGCCGCTGACGCCTGATAGCTCATGCCACACGCTCCTCTTCCGCCAGACAGGTCAGAAAACGACCGTCGAAATCCGCCTCGTGCACCGCTTTGATGTGAAACAGACGGGACCCGACGCGCAGGCGCTGCCCCGGTTCAGGTCGGTTTGCATGGCCAACAGGGGCGGCACGCGTCGTGATCCTGTGGCGCGTCTCGGCCACAGCACCGCCGTCGGCCTGTACCAAGCGACCACCACGGGGATTTAACGCAACCCACAACTGCCCCAGCTCTTGCCACTGCGACGCCTGCCCGCCTGCCCCGTCAGGAACCAACGCGCGCGCCTCAAGGATGGCCGACAGGTTCAAACGCACGTTCTTCATGCCCGCGCCCCCAGACGCATCGGACGGAACCGCGCCAGCAGGCTGCTGACACCGAACGGCATGCATCCCTGACCCAAGGCCGTTTCGTCGCGATATTCGTAATAATGCGCCGCCAGCAGCAGAACCGCTTGCTGTAGATCCGCAGGCAGACCAGAAAATTCCGTGCTGTATCCCGCCTCGAACCGCACCTCTGCCGTGCCACCGCTCGGGATACCGGACAACGCGCTGGTCACCGATTTCAGGCGCGGAAAATGCGCATCAGCCTCAAGCTGCACGGTCACCGGATCAACCGCCGTCACCGCACCAAAGCGGTCCACAACATCCAGACCAAGGATCGACGCCACCGGCGCAATCGGCAGGTTCTGAACATCGCCAGCAGACCACTCTCGCACACTCAGCAAAAACGCGCGGCGGATCAGCGCCTTACCCGTCCGTGCCTCGACCGCAGCCAAAGCCGCCCGCAGAAATGAGGCCAGCACCTCGTCCTGAACATCGTCTTCGGCAAAACCCCGTCCCAACCGCAGATGCCGCTTAAGCGCATCGACAGGCAAGGCGCGCTCGGGCACAAATGTCTCTTCGACCAACATCATGATCTTTCTCCGCAAACTTCTGTCCGGCTCACTCACCAAGCCAAGTCGGGCGCGCACCACTCACGTTGCTCGGACGGAGAGGAGCAGCTGGACAACGCAAGCACTCACTTGATGCGCACCCTCTGTGTGCGCCCGTTCTGAGCACACACATCTCATGTCCCGGATTTAGACCGAGCAGCTCAGCAGCTTGATCGCGGCAAAGTCTGTCACGTCACCACCGATGCGCTTGGTCGCATAAAACAGCACATGCGGCTTGGCGCTGAACGGGTCGCGCAGCACGCGCAGATCGGGACGTTCCGCAATGGTGTAACCGGCCGAGAAATCGCCAAAGGCAATCGGCGTTGTGGCCGACCCGATGTCGGGCATGTCTTCGGCAATCAGCACCGGATAGCCCAGCAGACGCGCAGGTTCGCCCGCGGCCAGACCGTCAGACCACAGGTGGCGACCATCCGCATCTTTCAGCTTGCGCAGCGCACCGGCGGTTTTGGAATTCATCACAAAGGTGCCCTTGGCGCGGTACTGCGCGCCCAGCGCATAGACCAGATCGATGATCGCATCGCCGTCGCCCAGATCACCGTCCACACCTGTCGCAACAGTGCCCAGATTGCCCCATGCCCAAACCGCATCATCCACCGTCGGCGCGGTCAGGAAACCACGCGGCTTGTCGATGCCGTCACCGGACACAAAGGCCTGCGCTTCGGCGCGGGTGAATTTGTCGGCAATACGGCCTGCCAGCCAAGCCTCAATATCAAAGGCCGCATCGTCCAACAGACGCTGACTGGCTTTGGGCATGGCGTTCAGCTCGTACAGCGGAATGGAAATACGCTCGACCGTGGGCGTGCCAGTCTCGGATGTTGGATCAACCTCATTCGCCCAACCCGCGCCGGTGTCGTTCTGGTCGATCAGAACGTCAAAGGAAGACGCCTCGACCTGAACCACATTGGCAATCGCACGGATCGACGCGCTGGAGGCCAGAACCGACTGCACGGTCTCGGACGTTTTGGGGTCAACCAGATAGCCGCCATCGGAATTCACCGCCGTGTTCAGCGCTTTGCCTTCCAGCTCCAGATGGCGCAGACCATCGTCATCGCCGCTACGCACATAGGCGTTGAACGCTTTCTGATGCGGCGGCTCGATTTCCGCAGCTGTGGACAGGGCCGGGCGTGCGCCCGCAAGTGCAGTTTTACGATCAAGCATGTTCAGTCGCTCTTCCTGTTGAGTAAGTTTCGCCGTCAGATCGGCCCGCAGGCCTTTGATGTCCCCGACCAGCCCCGCCAAAGCAGAGCCGACACGGGTGGCCGGAGACACATCTCCTCCGGCCCGAGAACTGGTCTCGGTCATAGTCATCATCGTTTTCCTTCAGGTGTCGGCGGGGGTTAGCTGCCCGCCATCTCGCGGCGCGCACCCTCAAGCGCCTGCGCCAGTTCATGCAGGACCTCGGCTTCCAGACTGTCGCCCTTTGCCGCAACCCGTGCACTCGGAAGCATCGGGAAGGTCACCAGCGACACCTCCCAAAGCTCCACCTCGGTCAAGAGCCGCTGGCCCTTGTCATTCTTCGTCGCGCGGATCGTGCGGTAGCCGATCGACAGCCCGTCAATTGCGCCCGCCGCGATCAAGGCCGCCGCCTCGCGCCCCTTTTCAACGCTCTCCAGCAAGCGGCCTTTTACGTACAGACCCTTGCTGTCCTCGCGCACCTCGTCCCAGATGCCGATGGGCTGCGCCGGATCATGCTGCCACAACATTTT